ACTGCATCTAATAATATTATTGCATCCTCATAACCTTCTACTGGTTGAAATATTCCCCATGTTGTAATCGCACTATAGTCAGATGTTTCTTTTGCAGAGAATGCTGTGTCATAACTTTGTATGACATGTAATAGTTTTGGTAAATATTCTTTGTCATAGTCTTGCCACCATTCTCTTTTGATTATCGCACCTTCTTCTGAAGTTGGATCTTGCATGTATTGTGCATTCCAATTCTTTGTTGATATTGATGCTTTTACTGAATCTAAATCTTCTTTACTCCAGTACTCAGGCCAAACAGGACTTCCGTTTGGCATTACAGCTGGAAATTCTATTACGTTCCATTTATCTGCTTTTGGTTCTGTTTGAGCCTTTACTAATCTCCCCGTAAGATCATCAGTTGCCCAACGTGTCATGACAACTACAATTCTACCACCTGGCTGTAATCTTTGACGTGGCCCTGAAGAATACCAATCATAAGTTCTATCCATGGCAGTATCAGACATTGAATCTTGCTCAGTATGTGGATCATCGATAATAAGCAAATCCGCCCCTCGTCCTGTTATAGAACCGCCAACCCCCGCTGCAAAATATTCGCCCCCATGATTTGTCTCCCAACGGCCTTTTGCTTTACTATCTTCTCTTAGTTTAACATCTCCAAATATCATTTTGTACTCTTCAGAATCCATTAAGTTTCGAACCTTACTACCGAACCTTGTTGCAAGTTCTGCGTTGTGTGAAACTTGCATGAGTTTCATTTTAGGATTTCTACCGATCATCCAAGCAGGAAAAAGGTATGACGCAAATTCTGATTTTGTATGCCTAGGTGGCATATTGATTATTAATCTTCTTTCTTTGTTGTTTGCAATTCTTTCAAATTTATCAGCTATGATTTGATGATGCCCGTATCTTTTGGGGTTGTTCGTTTTTCTGTAAATAAAATCAGGCCACACGGCTTGTGCAAAAGCTAAGAAGTCATCTTGGCATAATTTAATATATTCAAGCTGCTTCTTTAAAACTAAGTCCTTTAGTTCTTCATCAGTTAATGTGTCAAGATTCATTGTCATCTAGAAAAGCCATTTCATCTGAACCTTATATACATCTATGTATCTTGCTACAAGTGTCGCCTGACAGTTTACATTTTTCTGCGATCCGTGGTGCTTTTTTAATTTTTTCTCGGATCTGTTTTTGCGTTTCATTTGAGCCTTCTAACGGTCAACGGTCAACGGTCAACGGTCACTGATCACTGGTTAAGTTTTTTTAATCAAGTCAACAATAACAATTTTAAACGGTCAACGAACAACGACCAAGTAACGGGTTTTTTGCAAATAAAAACGGGGCTAATGGATCGTGGATCTGTAAAAAAAGAATTGATTTTATATATTTTAAGCAGTCGTTCCTTTTGGGCTTCATGCAAGATAAATATTTTACCGCCATGCTTAACCGCTCTATTGATCCATGATATTTGAAATTTATTTAAGGTTGGATAGTTGACCTGATTTGATTTTAATTCTAACCAAAAAGAAATATTATTATAAATACCAAAAACATCTGGCACACCTGAAACAGTTAAAGTTTCAATTCGAGTTAAAAAAAATTTATCTTTACTAATAGCTAATTTTAATTTTCTCCAGAGTAAACTTTCAGGATTAGACACAGTGCAAAAATACAACAGTGTTGCAAAAATGTCACGATCCAATTTTCTAATTATACAACTTTGAGTTGAATAAAAAAAATGCAGGGTGCGACACTTTTATACATTTTATTATATCTTATCTTGTAGTATCCTATCTTATATTAACAAAAGAGGTATATATGAAAAAACAAATAAGAAAAAAAGTTTATCATATCTTAAATCAAATAGATGATGATAGACTTGAAGCTGAGAACAGACAGGCTTTGAAAGTACAGGAAAATATTTTCAAGCTTGAAAAATTATCTTCTTATGAATTTGCAGATGTACAAGAAGATATCTCAAAAAATGTAGTTGATTTTATAGCTGAGGTTTCTAATCAATTACAGGCATAATAAACCAAAGCGGGGCAGCAATGCCCCGCACAACAAAAGGAAAAAAAATGAAAAACTACAAAAATTACAGAGTTGAAATTAAATCTTTAACTTACTTTGACGTTCTGGCTTCAAGCCCAGAAGAAGCCAAAAAAAGGGTTCCACAGTCATTTAGACATCATATAGGGCATAACACGGTGCAAAACGGACATTGTAATTTTGAGTATAATCATGAAGCGGGTTGTGTGTTTTATGAAAAATTTGATTTAGATAATGCAGAAGTCATTGAAGATTTAAATGAAAGTAAGGTACCTGTATTATTTAGATAAAATTAACGGGGCAGCAATGCCCCGTAAATACTATTTGACTAATGGGATTTGATAAGATACAATTTCAAATAATTTAACAAAAGGAAAAAAATGAAAAAATACTATTTAAGATCTACAAGAAATTTATATTACACAAACGAGAACGGGTTAAGAGTTTTTTATTCTTATTCTACACCTATCGCATTCCAATATTTACAAGATAATGTTTTAAGAATATCGGAGAACGTCTGGAGCATTACGACAGCTAAGCATCTAAATTGGGTTGAGGACTTTGTAGGGGTTGAAAGAAAAACAGGAAGAGAACCAAACGCAGAATTTAAAAAAAATCTGGATAATGCTAGAGGTTCAAAAATATATAATGAGCAAGTCACAGCAGCAAACAATCAAATAAAAACGGCAGCAACAGTTTCAAAATTATTTGGTTTGTTATGCGATAAAGATAATCCAGAAGTAAAACACAAATATCAAAAAAGATATTTTGAAATTGCGGGGCTATCATTTCCTGATGATTGGGATGAATTAAGCAGTGAGGAAAAAGATAGAAGATTAAATAAAGTAATTAATATGAATTTAGGAGGGTAAGTGAAAAAAAGTAAATTAAATTACTGTATAGCTCATGCAGATTATTTACATGAAAAATTAATAAATTTGATTGTTTATGATTTTAAAAATCAAAAAGATAATTTTGGTGAAAAAGATTTTTTAACCAAATTAACAAGAAAACAATTAGAAGAATATGTTGAGGATCTAATACTGGCGGATGGTTTTTTAGTTGCAGATGAATAATTTAACAAAAGGAGGAAAAATGATTAAAGATGAAAAAAAACAAATCGGAGACTTAACAATTAAATTATATGAATTATTAGACTGGCTTGTTCGCAGTCCAATAAGTGACAAAGATTTTGATACTATTCATAAAATTTATAAAAAATATGTAAAGAAGGAGGAAAAATGATTTTAGATAGTGAATGTGAGGAAGCTTTAAGACTTTTTAATACTGGTCAATGGGTACAGCTTGAAGGGTCTATAGGTCGTTGGGTTCAAAGTATTTTAGATGCAAACATAATTGTCCAAGATGAAAAAAACGGAACTGTTTCAGTAGTTGATGGGTATGGTAGGCATTTAAAATATAATAAGGCTCATATTGATTGGGACAAAGTTTTAAAAATACAAATGAAAGGATAACATGAATATTAAAGAAATAAAAAAAGCAATTAATGAAGGCAAAAAGGTTTATAAGTCAAATCTTGCTTATGAAGTAATTAAAGGAAAATCTGGAGAATATCTTATTCATTGCAATTTAAATGGTCATTGTATTGGTTTACATGGATTAGAAGGAACTAAATACGAAAATAAATTAAATGGAGATGAAAAAGATTTTTTTATAATTTAAATTAAAAAAGGAGGAGGAGTAATGATTGATTTATTAAAACATGTAAAACCTAATGAAGATTGTATCAAGGAAAATAATAAATTTATGTGTGATGATGAATATGTTTGCTTTGAATGTGAAAGTGATCAAATAAAAAGTAAATTTCCTAATGCGATATGGGATCCGCCAGTTTGGAAATTAAAAAAGGAGGAGGAGTAATGGGTAATTTTAAAAATTGGATTATTGGTGTGTATGACATTAAATTTTATTTAATGGATGAAGATGGTAATGTAAAAACAGATAGTAAGGGTAATGAAATTATTTACAGATTAAAGGATGATGTAAGGTTAAAATCCCTAGAATATATAACAGAAGATATGGACGTTTTAATGTTAGAGCCTGAAAAGAAGGAGGTTAGATGATCATAAAAGTTACTGATGAAGATATAAAAAAGGGAATACCAGAGGATTGTTATAATTGTGCCATATCTCAATCTTTGAAACGAATTTTCAAAGAAGATTTTGCGTCTACTGAATTAGATGGTTCAGATATAAATTTAATGGTTGGTAATAAGAAATACGGAGTTCACTGGAAGAATGAAAGTGATGTTTTAGATTTTATTTTTGATTTTGATCAAGTTGATGGGTGGTCAAAACCAAAACCAATTGAATTTCAAATTGAGGAGGTAAAATGAAAAAATATAAAGTAACTATTTCAACAAGTTATGGACATGAAATTTATATTGACGCAAAAAATGAAGATGATGCAGTAAAACTAGCTAATGACATAAGTCAAGAGGAGATAGATAAAAAATCAATAAATAAATGGGACGTTGAAACTTTTCCCATGATTGTAGATGTAGAGGAGGAAAAATGTCAAAAGGTGAAATGAATGCAAATAAACATGATGAAGAGATAGAAGATATCATGCAGATGGTCAGAGATTTACGGGATGCAGATTATCACGTTTGTCCAGAAATTAAATGGGAGCAAGACGGATGTCCTGAAGTTGATGAAAATGGAGAAGTTATTGGTAAGTGGGATGTTGCTTGTTCATGTAATGATTTCGATCAAGTTATAGATAGATTAAGAGAATTAAAATACAACGAGAATTGGGGGTGTAAATGAGTGTAGAAAAAGGAGCTGCGGGGATCAACCTAGAGTTGAAAAATGGACAAATTTTTGTCCGTCATAGTGAAGGTAATTTTTTACTTGCTCACTGGATAACTGAAGCGGGGGATTGGGATAAAATATGGAACACAATTAATCGCATGGTTAAAAAAAACAACGGCTTCAGAGCGGGTGGAGAAAATTTATCAGATGAAGCAACAGGAAACTTGACAGATGGGATTTAATGAGATAAAATTTCATTTTAAGTTTAATTTTAACAAAAGGAGTAAAAATGAGTGGATACTATACGACAGACAGTAGCGGTAAGGTGGTATATGAAAAGCCTTGGGGTGATCATACTGATACACAGATCGCAAGAGAAATATTAAACAATGCTTTAACCTTAGCTCTATCAACAAATCATCCAAGAATTGAAACGGAGTTGATGGAATTAGAAAATGACTACAGTGCTGCTAAGCAAAAGCGGGTAAGAAAAATTCTAGCAAAAATGATACACAAAATATTCTTTAAACATATACATGTTAAGGATCAAGATTTTAGTGGGTCAGATCTTGTTAGAATATTTGATGAGTATAATCTTGAGGGGTAAGTAAATATAATAACAAAAGGAGAAAAAAAAGATGATGGATCTAGAGACAATAAAAGCTTTAAATGATGAAGCTATGGAACGAGCTGAAGAGAATGGAGATGAGCCGTTACAATTAAATGAGCACGATAGGGAAGAGTTGAAAGACAGTTTTGGTAAACTAAGCTCAATGCCTATGCTTGGGGACTACATCCCTAATGGATGGTCTAAGGTAGATATAAACGACTACAAAGATTATTTAGAAGTTCCTGAGTGGTGGTGGGGGTGTAAACTATTATCAAAAGGGGATCTATGGTGTGATAGTTCTGGCTTAGGTAGAGAAAATGAGCCGTCTTTAACAATGGATGAGTTTAGAAACATTGTTAATCAATTACTAGATATAAATCAAAATTTTGGTTTTGGTTTGTATTCTACGGGTCAATTTCAAGCGGGGGTAAGAGTTTTTAGACAAATAAATAATAATTAATGATTGAGATTGTTTTAAGTATATTTCTTTTGTTTGTAGTGGTGGTAGTCGTTTTAGGCTACCACCATATTAGGTCGACAAACAAATTTATAAAAAACAAAATTAGACAAAATTTATTAACGGAGTCTTTTAAAAAAGCTAAGGATGAAGATGCCAGATCAAACTAGTAGGGACATATCTCAGGTTATAGAAAAAAATTCTGTCAAAAGATATAATAATAGAACTAAAGCAATGTTTTCAGAATGGTTGGAGGAATGTCCAATTAAATATGATATAATTCCATATACGTCAGATGATGGGATAATAACAATAAATTTTCACATAAAGGAAAGGAGGTAATATGGAAAATGTATTTAATAATTAGAGAACGAACTTTTACTATGGCTTCTCCAATTTTCACAATAGTGGGTGAATATAAAACTCATGAAGAAGCTAAAACGAAATTGAGGGGCTTTAGTATTATTGAAGACAGTGAAGATATTAAATTTCACATAGTATCTTTATCAAAAGAAAAACAAAAAGTTGCATAACAAAGTGAGGGAAAAGATGTCAACACGATCGAATGTAGCTGTTGTAGATCCAGCTACTAAAAAAATAAAAGTAATCTATGTACACAGTGATGGTTATATTGATGGGGTGGGTTTATGTTTACATAAATACTATAATAATCATTTACTTGCTGATAACTTAGTCAATCATGGCTCAGCTTCATACCTAGGAGATAGCATTGATGAATGCTATTTTTACGGAAGAGATAGGGGTGAGGAAAAACAAACGCCACAAAGGTTTAGGGATGAATGGAATTATTTCTATTCTATGCGTGGTGATTACATGATTGAGTATATTTACATTTTTAAAGAAAATAATTGGTATGTTTCGGAATGTAAATCTGTAGAAAAACCTAAAGATAGTTATGCAGATGAGGGTGTATACTATTGGACAAAGCCTAAGTTATTAACAGAGCATGAGGAATTCCCTAAAGGAGACAGTAAACCAAAAACATCAGAGGTAAAAATGATGTCGCAGTTGGGGAAAATGTTGTCAGATAAATTTGGAGAAGACAACATATTAATGCAGGGTGAAAAAATAAAAAAGCCTAATTAAAACTTTAGCCCAGTGGCGGGGGCTTGGCATTTCTCCTAGATGTCTATGCAAGTTCGAAATATTTTGTGCTGTTGCTCATGTGCTATTTGCCAGATAAAATATGTCTTCGTAAGTAAACTTGTGTCCGCCACTAAATTTTTTTTATATCTTTTATTACACTGTTAGGAATTATAGTCGTGTTTCCAATAGTTTCAATATCTATACCGTTATCAGCATAAGAGTAATCACCAAATATTCTGGTAACACCTTTTGATTGAGAAAATAAATGACCTTTTGTTATGCATGTTGCTAATTTAGATTTTTTTAATTCATTAAAACTACACCAATTACTTTGTGATACAATATCATACCATTCCACGGCAACCATTGGATATTTTTCAATTTCACTTTTAGCTTTTTTGTTTAGTGTAATTTTTCGTCTTGACATTTACTTTACCAATTTTTGTTTTTAAATTTTTATTATGTTTTTTATTAAAAAGAAAAATAAATTCTGACCAAGTACTATTTTTCAATTTTTTGTATAATATCCGCTTCTCCTTCAATCGTTTTGGCATTGTATCCATCAATTTTTTTCGATAACTCCTGTAATTTTTTCTCAAGTTCAACACGGCTCATACCCTCTAAACCACTTACTTTAACTTCCCTTTTATCTACATACAACCCCGCTAACTGACCAGATCGAAATTCAGCTTGTACAGATACATTAAATTGTTTATTTTTTTCAGCTTCTTTGGACAGATGATCTAGTCTTTTAAACCTTTTAAGTTTATCTTTGGAGAATTTTTTTACTTCCTCCTCATATTTTTTGTCTAAATATTTAGCAATATGAGGGTTTAATCTTCTACTCATTAATCTGGAAGCAATAGCAGAATAATCTTTATCGTTTTTACATTCATATTTAGCTTGTTTACAGGCTTCTGCGTACGTAATTTCACCCCAATTTGCTACCAAAATATCACAAAAAAGTCTTTGTTTAGGGGTTAAATCTTTATCTGATCTGTCTGCTTTTTTAATTTGAGCCATATTATTCTATATAGATTATTTTAACACAATAACACAACTCAAAACTATGATGAAAGGTCTTCCCGCAAGAGTGGTGTCCCTAGGGACACCATAGGGACACCATAGGGACACCGTTAATATTGATTAAAAGTGTTGTTATTACTGATTAATAGCTGTTTAGGGACATCAGGGACACCATTTTGGGGGGTAGATAAAAATTATTTTTTATTTGGGGTATATTAATCTATATAGATAAAAAATTTCGGGGACTTGTGATGAAGAATATGTTATAATTACATAGTTTTTTATAAACTCATAGAAAACCTTTTGTTAATGAACCGTTGTCCGTGGTTTCTTTCTCGTTTTTTTTCATCCACGGACAACGAACAAAAAAACTTCTTTTACATATCCCTAAAATTTGATATAATTTCAATGTTTATGTTTTTTCATAAATACCTAACAGTTAATATGCTCTGGGGTGGTTCTTTAATGCTCTCGAAACTTTTTTACCTCCCCAGAGAAAAATTTTTTAGACCACCGTGAATAGTAAACACTTGTCACCTTTTTAAGTTAACCTCAACTATCTTTTCCATTATTTCTTTTCTTTCACTTGATGTTTTAGCTTTACGATAATCTTGATAAAGACCTCTATACTTAACCCATGATCTTTGTAGTTCCGTAAACTTTATTTTACCATCTTTAACAAGTTTACAATATTTACTTGATATTACATCAGGGTCAAAACCCGCATTCCAACATATAAATTCAAATGATTTATTTTTATCTAATAACCAATCGTGAGCTTCTTTTTTTAAATAACTTTCCTGTTTTGTCCCCTGAGTAGTCATAGCATCTTCGAAAGCCTGTAGCACAATTGCCTGAAATAAACGTTGCTCAGGGCTATTCTTATTTTTTATTACATCCGCAGCCACGTTAATGCCCAAAAGTTTTAACAAGTTTACTGAGTAATTCACGATGATATTTAGTTACTGGAGGGGGTAAAGATAACTCTAACGTGAAATAGTAATCGTCTAATATACTTTCAATAAACTCTGATCGTTCTAAACCATGAAGATCACGGCAGAATGTTACATGTGCAGAAGTTTCATTTTTTTCAGTCATTTCACACACGGAGGGGGAAAAGATGATATGGATTTAATTCCTCCGTGTGCAATTTTTCCCATAGGGAAATCTTTTTCAAAAACAAAGTTATCGTAGCCCAACACCTAGTCTCCTTATTTAGAGTTAATATTTATGCCCGTGATTAATTGAAGATAAAGAGATTAACCCCTCTTTTTCATTAGGTAATTTGGAATACGATGATTAATTTTTATTAAATTTTTTTGTGGAATGCAAGTAGTATTTGAACACGGCTTAGTCTCCCAAGCCGTGTCACGTTGATCAACTATTTACCATTCAGGAGTTTTTTACCCTGATTTAGTAAATTTTCTCTGGTTTTTTCATATGCCGTGTTTTGTTTTTTAGAAATTTTCTTCACTTCATCATCAACAATTTTAGCGATCATTGATGCGGGTTTTCTAAAACCGTGATTACCCATAGCTCTTAAAATGCAATAGGTATCAATATCCACGGCACATGATTTCCATTTATTTATGTCCATCTTTCTATCCTTTTCCGGGGATTACTCCTCTCCCTCGTCCTCTTGATATTCACGATCAATAAAATATCTAATAAAATTTATTTTATTGGAAGTGTTTCCATTATAAATTTTATCAAATACCCTAACAAAATCTTCTGTATTAGTTCCTCTTAATAGCATAGCTGATTTTGTTTTCAAAGCAGTTTTGAAACGATCCCATTTAAATCTTGGATGCTCCGATACAACTGCGTAAGCTGTAATAAATGATCGTGTTAGTCTAATGTTAAAATTATTTTTCATAAACATTAGATCCGCACCAATTTCATTACATCTTTGTAATGTTTTAATTTTAAACTTACCTTGTTTAAAATCATTTCGAGTTTCTCTCCACATTGAATAACCACCAGCAAGAAGAAAAATCGCACATTCTAACGGCAATGAATATTGTTTAGTCATTGCTTTAATGATTTGATAATCTTTCTTACCATTTTCAATATGAAAATTAAGATAAGCAGTCATAGGCCAATTTTTTCTGTTGGCGTTCATGATGGCTACGTCAAACTCGTTTTCAAACCTACCTCTAATGTATCTAACAGGTTTACCTAATTCTTTACGAGCTTGTAAAGTATGTTGGCCATCAACTACTTCATCATTCTCATTGATAAAGATGGGTAGATCCAGATCTTTTTTCTGTATCTCCCTCTTTAGTTTCTGCACGTGACCTTTATCGACTTCTCGATTACCCGTAACAGTTTTAAACATACTGTAATCACGGGTGACGTAAATCACGTTATCGTCTTTTTTCTTTTTAGTTTTTGACATATTTGTCTACCTCTAAAGTTTTTGCATCAATTTCACTCTGGATTAAATCTGAGGCAGTCCAATCATTTAACGGATAGATTGCCTGTCCATCTAGTACAAGTGGAACATCAACAAGTTTTTTTATTTGTTTTTGAAAATGATGATCTTGACCTTCTAAAGGTTGACCATCAATTGTATGAAACTGAGTCTTTGAAAGTACTTCATCCATTTCATTGACCCAATTATTAAAAGCTTCAGACTTAGACTTCAAACTCATAAACCCTTTTGCTTCTAATTCGTTTAACTATCTTTGTATCCATATCTATGTTACCTTATATTAATTTGTAATTTTACAAATCTTAATATAGTTATTTTAATGGGATTTGCAAGTATTTAATATTATAAGATAATATAGGGTTTTTTGATGAAATATGTTTTAATTTTGTATCTTTGTTCAATGTTAGATAATAGTTGTTTTGAAAGCACTATTACATCTCATGAATATCCAACATATTATGATTGTGCTTTATCTGGTTATAAACTCTCACACAATACTTTAATGAAATTAGACCCAGGTAGGGTTGAAGAAGCACAACTAGCTGTAAAATACGAGTGTAGAGGTGTTCAAGTTGATATTGTTCCTCCTCCAAAACCTAAATTGACCACATAGTTGATTTCTTAGCTTAATTTGATATATAATAATACATGAAACTTTATCGAGTCCAATTAAGATATAAAGATTTATATTTTGATGAGACAGTTGAAGCTGATAATGATAAAGATGCTCTCGTAATATTTTCAAATGGTATCGAGAGTGAAACTTTTGTAGGTGCGGACGAAAGTTTTTATGGGGATCGTGTCTACATAACATTTGAGGAGGTAGACAGAAATGTCATTACAGGAACTAGTGTCGAAAAAACTACAGTTGGAGTCCAAGTGGGCCAACCAAGCATTATCTCAGGGGAGAGTAACACCTGATATGAAGTGGATCGACATTAAATTAAAAGACCTTAGAAAAAAAATCAACGATCAGAGTGTCGAAGATGCAAAAAAAGGTCTTTATGATATTGCTATATAAGTAGCATAAAATTTTTTAATTTTTTACCTAAGCTTCCTTCGCTCTAAATTTTGCGAAAAGTGTCAGATCACTTTTTATTACAACGTCAATGCTCACTTATTTTTTTTTCAATCGTTTACTATTCAATGAAATGAAAAAAATTTAGTAAAAAAAATTATTAATTCTTACACGATGTCGCATCCAGAATAGCACCCCTGCTTTTGTCAAGCGTTTAGTTTTCAATAAAAAAAAATTTGGATTTTTCGAATATGGTATAATTACATATAAAAAGTTTTTTTATAAATTTTTTATTAGCTATTAAACATCGTGAATATGACCCGCTTTAACAAAAGGAGTTGTTATGAATGACTATTGGAAAAAAACTCGTGAGGTTTATGAAGCAGTTAATAATTTATATCCTAAAGATATACCAAGCTGTAGTAAAATAGAGGCCGGAAAAGCTTATAGAATTTTATTACATAAATTTGGTAGAAAGAAACATTCTGGTTTACCTTATGATATGAAATTACCAAATCTTAAAACATGGAGTGAATGGAATAAAGGTTGGTGGAATACTATTCATATGGCTGCCCACAGAGTTTATGATTATAGAAAACAGTATAAGAATCATTACGGCCATAGTTTACAACAAGCATTATTAGAAAAAGAAATGATTGAATATGCTTTAAAAAATAAATGGTTCGATGGTTCTTTAAAACCAAAAGTTCTTACAAAAGATGAAAAGAAAAATCTTAAAGTAAAAAAGATCAAAAAACTTTTAAAAGTTTGGGAAAGAAAACAAAAGTTAGCATTAACATATTCTAAAAAATATAAAAAGATGTTAACAAGATTAAATAAATAACATTTGTGGGTCATGTTCACAAAAAATTATGAGGAAAAAATATGACATTTGTTTGGAAACATCCAAAATATTATAAGGAATTAATTAAACAACAGAGAGATCCTAGACATAATCAATGGGGTAATTTAGGGGAGCCTAAAAACCATGAAGACGAAGAAATTGTGGATCAATCGGATAATCACAAATCTCACAATCAGAATGATAAACAGTCTGACCATTAGAGTAATAATATGCTTTAACTTTCTTTCCGTTGCAATGGCATTTATTCTTTAGCCTCTCCCCAACTTTTTCCTGTTGCCACGTCAACCGCAAAGGGTACTTTGAGATTTTCGATTGCATTTTCCATTAGCTCCTTTACTTGCTTTATATCTTTTTCTTCATTTATAGAAAAGCATAATTCATCGTGTATTTGTAACAAAGGTTGAAAACCTGCTTTGTAACAGTCAATCATAGCTTGTTTGGTTTGATCTGCGGCAGATCCTTGTATCAATCTATTTAAAGCTTTATAGGTAAAAGCCCTTCTTATGTTATTACCATAAATGGCCTTAGCCTCCTCATAATGCATTGCTTTATTCATTCCAAAGGTAGATGGCTCCCACATGTCAAATCGGCATTTACGACCCTTTATCGTGCGAATAAACCCATATTTTGAAGCAGAGTTAGTCACCTCATTAGCTAATTTTTTTACAAAGGGCACTCTATCATTGTATTTAATTAACAAAGCCTCAGCTTCATCTTTATTAATCCCTAATTCTTTTGATAATTTATTTTTACCCATACCATAAAACAAACCTAAGTTTATTGTTTTTGCTTGAGTTCTAGATATACCCGCCATGTCTGCTACTAATTGATGAAAATCTGCTTCTTCATCTTGATATGATTTAATAAATTCATCGGCTCCAGAAAAATTAGCGTTCACTGAAGCTGCATAATGTGCAACTAATCTTGGTTCCTGTTGTGAATAATCAAAACTACCCCATTGTTTCCCCTCTTCGGGTAAAAATAAACTTCTAATTTTATCTCCAAATTCTTTATTTCTAGCAGGTATCTGTTGCAAATTTGGATTTGAATAGCTTAATCTACCTGAAACAGTGCCACCTTGGTCACTTCTTAGTTGATTTATTTCAGCATGTATTTTACCTTTATGTACAAATCTTTGAATGGAGTCTATGAATGTTGAATGGAATTTATTTATTTCTCTTGCTTCTCTTATTAGTTGGGCTATCGGGTTATCACAATTTACTAGCCA